CTTTGGTCACTTGCTTGGCTACTACCTTCGGTGACGAAGTTGGCTTGGCGGTAAACGAAAAGATCAATGCTGTATTGCAACTCGAAGGTGTTGATATTGCTGCTGTCACGGCACAGATCGCTACCCTCAATGCTTTGATGCAGTCTGACAATGCATCTGATGCTGCTACTGCACAGGCTATCGTCAGCCAACTGACGGCACTGTCAAGCCGCATCACTTCGCTTGAGGCATCTACCGCTGTAGCTGACCTGACCGCTGCTGTTGCTGCTATTCAAGACGCTATCACCGCTGAAGCCGCTGCCCGTGTTGCTGGCGATGCTGCCAACGCTGCTGCTATTGCATCCGTAGCTGCCAGCGTTACAACTCTGCAAACAACCATTGCAACACTGGAGGCATCCGTTGCCGCTGGTGGTGGTGGTTCTTGCGATTGCACTGCAATCAATACCGCTATCGCTGCCGTTGTTAGCGATGTAACTGCACTCAAGTCTAGCGATGCTGCTCAAGCTACCGCCATTGCTGACCTAACATCACGCATCCAAACGCTGGAAGTCAAGGCTGGTGACATCACTGCTGCATCCGCCGCCGCCGCTGCTGCATCTTTGGCCGCTGCCGCCGCATCCGTCAAAGCTGACGCTGCTTCTGTCAAGGCCGACGCTGCTACAGCCGCTGCTGCGGCTAACGCTGCCGCCATCCGTGAGCTGGACGACCGCAACGAAGAACAGCATGGTCGCTTCATCCATAAGAACGAGATCAAAGACATTGATTGCGCCGCTATCGGTAGCGCATTCCGTGCTGCGATGCGTTCTAAAATGAACCTGAGCTAATCAATTGGGGCGGTTTAATCGCCGCCCCTTTTACTATGAACATCATCACTACCAAAGTGCAGCGCGAAAAGAGACTGGAAACTTGCAAAGAGTGTCCGGAAAAAGTTGTGCGCTTTGGTAGTGACGTATGTGGACTGTGTAACTGCCCATTGGCGGGTAAGTCAATCCTAATAGCCGCAAAATGTCCCGCTGGTAGGTGGGAGTTACTGCCTTGCTAGGTATAAATACACTAGGCTCGCAGCCTATATCGGCACTTAGCTCGGGAGCTTCTACCCCTCCAACTACGGTTACGCACGATACAAGCGGGGCGATCGTTGGCGTTATTGGGTCTGTATCTGGCTCTGCGGCGCGGCTTCATGCTTTCAGCACGTCTGGTGCTTTATCTGGACAGATTGGTGCTGTATCAGGCACTGCAACACGCATACACGCATTCTCTGCCACTGGTGCATTGATTGGCCCTGGCGGTTCTTTGGCTGGAACTGCTAACAGAATCCGCTCGATGGCAACGTCTGGCGTATTGGCGGGGCAGTCTTCATTGCTGGCAGGCTCTGCGGCTCGCTCTGGTGCAGTTTTGAGCCATGATACAACAGGTGCTATCGTTGGTCCTGGCGCATCAATCTCTGGTGCATCGAATCGGACTAGAGCAATATCGTCTTCTGGCGCGTTAATTGGCCAAAGCGCATTGCTTGCTGGTTCTGCTACTCGATCCGGTGCAGTCGTAAGTCATGCTACTAGCGGCGCTCTTGTTGGTCAAATAGGCTCAATTGCAGGCGTTGCAGTCCACCAATCACTGCACACATATAGCGGCGCTATCGTTGGACAATTGGGTTCAATATCCGCGATTGCCACTCGCACGTCGTCGGTCTTAACTCCTACCAAATTGGGAGGCGATGATGCGTTTCACCACAATAAGCATACTGGCTGGAATAAAAAGACGTGGCAGAAAAAGCAGCTTCGCGAAGATGCTATTGAATCAACCATCGAGGCCACTTATCAACAATTGATGGGGTTTGCGCCAGCGCCTGCCGTGGTGGCAGAGATTAAGCGCGAAGCAAAGGCCGAGATACCTCGAATCGATTACACGCAAGAGCGCAAGTTCATTGATTGGTTATCGGCTGAAATACAATCTATCCGCAATATTGAGCGAGATATTGAAGACGACGACGAAGAAGCAATGATGCTTTTAATGGGGTAAATATGAACTATTCAAAGATACAAGAGCAATTGGGATTTTCAGAATCTGATAAAGCTACATGGATAGCAAACAACGGCAAGTATTACCAAGACCCAGAGCAGGGATGGATTGACAAACTAATAATGCACGCTTACCCAACGCGCACAGCTTCCGTTTATGTAATGCCGTCTTATCAATCGCCTATTAGTGGAAAATGGATTGACACACCATCGCAGCGCCGTGACGATATGGCCCGTAATAACTCCCGCCCTTGGGAGGGTATGGAATCAGAGCGCAAAGCTGCAAGCGAACGAGTTAAAATCGAGGAAAAGCAAAAAGATACTGCCATTGAAAACGCAGTAGTTGGCGCTTATCATTCACTCAGCGATGATAAGAAATCAATATTATCTAACGCTTTGTGATATAACCCTGCTATATAGCAGAAATTGGAGTAAAAATGCAAGATGATGCGGACCTCTCAACAGAGGAAATTGAAAAACCCGAAGCGCTTTCGATGGACGATACCATCCGGCAAACTTTGGAGAATATCGAATCCCGTGCCGATGATCGAGACGAAAATGGCAGGTTCACATCAAAAGAAACTCCAACAGAGCCAACAGAGCCCAAACCCGCAGAGCCCGAGGCAAGCGAAGAAGTCGCACCAGAGATTGCCGCTACTGAGCCAGAGCAAGTAACTATCCCCACTGAATTGCAGCGATTGGGTTTACGCAAAGAAGCGGCCAGCGCTATTGCAAAAGACCCCGTAGTGATGCAAGAGTTTATCCGTCGCTCGGATGAAATGCACCGTGGGTTAGAGCAGTACCGCGAAAAAGCACAATTCGGTGACACGATGCGCAATGCGCTATCGCCATACATGCGCAACATTGAAGCTACGGGCATGGCTCCCGATGTGGCGGTTCAAGGCTTATTACAAGCTGACTCTATGCTGCGCACTGGAAGCTCAGAGCAGAAAGTACAAATGCTGCACAAAATTGCAGCGGACTACGGAATTGACATTCTCCAAGCGGCGCAAACACAAGTCGCGCCATTTGATAGCAACTCATACGCACTCCAACAAAAGCTTACCCAAATGGAAAGCTGGATTGCACAACAAACCCAAGCACGTCAGCAGCAAGAGAGCGCAACGCTTAACAGCGAAGTAGAAAGATTCTCAAGCGACCCCGCTAACGTGCATTTTGCGGCAGTTCGGGACGACATGGCTGACCTCATACAGGTTGGAATGGCTGCCGACCTCCGAGACGCCTATGAAAAGGCAATCTATGCTAACCCGACAGTACGCGCTCAAGTGCTTGCCCAACAGCAAGTCAAAGCAGAGACTGAGAGGAAAGCGATTGCTACTCAGAAAGCGCAATCTGCCAAGCAGGCGGCTGCGGTTAATGTATCTCGCAAGGGTACTTTGCCATCAGCAAGAGCCGTTGGCAGCATCGACGACACCATCAGGGACACAGCTCGCGAGCTGGGTCTAATCTAATCTTTTAGGAGTTAATCATGGCCTCTCCCGGTCAAAGCACCCTTTTCAATACCTTCACCGAACTGGTGAGCACTACTTATCGCAACCACAAAAAAGAAGTTGCCGATAACGTTTCCAACCACAATGCACTGTATCGCCGTATTACAGAGAAAGGTCGTATCCGCTTGGAAGATGGTGGCTTGTCTATCGTCACGCCTTTGGACTACGCAGCTAACAGCACATACCAACGTTACTCCGGCTTTGACGTTTTGAACGTCGGTGCTGTTGACGTTATCTCTGCCGCTGAATATGCATGGCGACAAGTTGCTGTTAACGTGGCCGCTTCCGGTTTGGAAATTCGCACTAACAGCGGCTCCAATCGCATCATCAACTTTGTGAAAACAAAGCTGAAAAATGCCCAGCGTTCGATGGCTAACGGCTTGTCTGGTGACTTGTACTCTGACGGTACAGCATCTAACCAGATGAACGGCATTCAAGCATTGGTTTCTGACCTTGGCACTGGTACTGTGGGTGGTATCAACTCCACCAACTTCCCATTCTGGCAAAACCAAGTAATCAGCGCTGCTACTCAGGCTGTCACCGTTTCCGCTGCAACTATCGAAGCTGGCATCATGCTGCCTTTGTGGCTGCAATGTACCCGTGGCAACGATACGCCTGACTTGATCGTTATGGACTCGAACTATTTCAGCTTCTATGAAGCCTCGCAATCGTCTTTGAAGCGTTACGCTCCTGCTGACGAAGGTAAAGGCGGCATGATCAGCATGAAGTACAAGACCGCTGACGTGTTCTTTGATTCAAGCGCATCCGGCATCCCTGCTAACCATATGTACTTCTTGAATTCCGACTTCCTAGAGTTGGTTGTTCATCAAGATGCAAATATGGAAATCATGCCAGAGCTGCGTTCTGTCAATCAAGACGCATTGGTTATTCCAGTGTTGTTCCAAGGTAACTTGGTATGTTCTAACCGCGCTCGCCAGGGCGTTGGTAAGGCGTAATTTATAGGGCCGGGGGAACCTGGCCCATAACTTAAAGGAATCAAAATGTTTTCAGCAATTTCCCCCACTCTGGGCACTCAACCATTCAATGACTGGTTCGCCCCTGACACCGTGCAACGTCACCCCCTCGGCATGACCGTTACCGCCGTGGATCCCTATTGGGGAACGGGCAAGTTTGTCTACATCAAATCAGCTGCAGCTATCCTCAAGGGTTCGCTGGTAATGTGGTCTGAACTCTATGAAGGCGCTCTGTTGCCATCTACCGCTGGTCAAGGTTTCGCCTTTGGCGTGGCAATGGCTCCTACTGCCTCTGGCTCTTACGGCTGGGTTCAAACCGAAGGTTTGGCAGTGTACAAGACCAATGCAACCGTTGCGGCTGATACAGCCGTAGCAGTGGCAGCGGCTGGTATCGCTGGAACTTTAGCCGCTGGCAAACAACTGCTAGGCACTCGCAACCGCATCGCTGCAACCGGTACAAAAACCGTTACTGCTGCGACTGTGCTGGGTTCTGGCAAGGTTGTCTGTGCATCCGGTTACGATGGTTTCTTCCTCGGCATGGCATTGTCCGGCACTGGCATCCCCGCTAGTACCGTGGTAGCTGCTCTCGATCCCGATGGACGCACTATCTACACTGGCTCTGCTATCGGAACCACTGGCGATAAAAACGCGACTGCATCCGGTTCTATTACCCTCACGGGTACTTACACTGGCTACGGCGCTGGGGTTATCAACAACCCATGCGCACAGGGCCAGATTCTCTAATCAGAATCTTGGAAGGGGCTTCGGCCCCTTTTATTCCAGAGTGTACTAATCAGTGCATTCTGCAATAAATCCTAAACAGGAAAGAGAAAATGGAATTACATCAAGCACGCCCCCCATTCGTTGAATTCAAACGTGTCGCAATTCACGACAAACTTAGATCCGAAGAACTAGGTCGTCGGGTTACCAAAGACTTGGACATGGCATTTATCATGCAACCAGGCTCAAAAGATCAAGTCGAGCGTATTGCCGTTGATTGGCTGGCCATGCTAAAAATCAAGTCTGTGAACGGGTCTCCTGATGCTTACCCGCAAGAATGGATTGATGGATTCCACCGCAAGTTTGACTCTTGGAAAAATGGGCAAGATGCGCCATTGGACGGCACATCCGTTAAAGAATGGCCAGTATTGTCACCGTCCCAAGCTGATAACTTTATCTCAATGCGCATATTGACAATTGAAGACGTTGCAGCTATGACCGAGGAAGCTATGCGCTCTTATGGCATGGGTGGCCGTGAGTTTAAGCAAAAGGCGCAAGAATGGTGCAAAGGCAAAGATTCTGCAACTCTTGAGAATGAGTTTCTCAAAAAGCAATTGTTAGAGCTAACGCAAAGGCTTTCACAATTGGAGCAAATCGCAGATAATACAGACGAACCTCTACAGGTTAAGCGAGGGCGCAAGCCTAAATCATTACTGCCAGATATGGCAGAGCGTCAATCTGTGGAGTAATACATGGCGACCTGCCTTTCGATAGTTCAAGCAATAACTGGTAGATTGTCGCTGACAGTGCCTACGCAAGCCGTAGGAAATACTGATCAACAAATAACTACTATTCTCGCGCTATGTAACGAAGAAGGGCAGGAGCTTGCAGCACGCCACGAATGGACTGGCCTGCAAACTGAGGCAACATTCACCACCTTGGCCGCTGAGAATCAGGGCGCAATGGAGACAATAGCCCCCGGTCTTGGTTACATCATCAATGACACCATCTGGAACCGCACACTGCGTCGCCCTGTGTATGGTCCGAAGTCTGCCCAAGGCTGGCAACAAAACAAAGCCTTTGCAATCAATGGCCCTTGGTCAAACTTCCGTGTAAAGGGTGGCAGTCTTTACATGTACCCAACCCCTGTTGCAGGGCAAACATGCGTATTTGAATATACGACACGCAACTGGTGCAGTGATTCCACTGGTGTAACTGGCTATGAAGAATGGTCCGCTGATACTGATATTCCGCGACTTGAATGGAATCTATTGGTATTGGGGACAATCTGGCGCTGGAAGAAGCTAAAGGGCTTTGAGTACGCCGAGGACTTCAACACCTACGAGCGGCGATGTATGGATGCGATGGGCAAGGATGGCTCTAAAGATTGGCTGAGTCTGTCCAACACTAAGTATGATATTTTCCCTGGCATCGTCGTTCCGTCAGGTAGCTGGAATATCTAATGCGACAAGCTGCAAGAACAAAAGGGCGAAGAATAGCAGTATCAAACTCTGTTTCTTTGCCGTCTCCCGTCGGTGGGTGGAATGCTCGCGACACAATGACAAATATGAAGCCCGAAGATGCGGTGGTAATGGAAAATTGGTTTCCGCTGACGACAGAATGCCAACTGCGCAAGGGTTACACCAAAGAAACAACCGGAATAGTAGGTCAAGTAGAGAGTTTAATGGTCTATTCTGCTGGCACTAGCGAAAAGCTATTTGCAGTGGCTGGTGGTAGCTTCTACGATGCTTCAAACACTGGTGCAGTGGGAGCAGCGGTTGCAACTGGTAAGACTAACTCTCGCTGGCAATATACCAACATTGCAACGGCTGGCGGTAATTTTCTATACACTGCCAATGGTGTTGATAAACCAATGCTGTATGACGGCACTACATGGACGCTAATTGATGGCGCTTCTACCCCGTCAATCACAGGCGTGACAACGACCACACTTACAAGCCCGATAGTGTTTAAGAATCGCGCTTGGTTTATTGGTAAGAACACCTTAAAAACATGGTATTTGCCAGTTTCATCCGTGGGCGGCGCTGCCAATCCGATTGATGTTTCATCGGTGGCTCAAAAGGGCGGATATATCGTCGCACACTCTACTTGGACGATTGACGCAGGCACAGGCGTGGATGATTACTACGTCATCGTTACCAGTAATGGTGAGGTTATCGTGTATCAAGGGACTGACCCGTCAAGCGCTACAACATGGGCGCTTAAGGGCGTATGGGCATTAGGCGCACCGGTTGGAGAGCGTTGTTTATATAAATTCTCAGGCGACCTTTTTTATATCTCTCAGGACGGATTAGTCCCTATGGGCGGGGCATTGCAATCGTCGCGTGTAAACCCTAGGGTAGCTATAACAGACAAAATTCAATTTGCAATATCAAGCGCAGTTTCTAGTTATTCTGGGAACTTCGGTTGGGCGCTGGTTTATTATGCAAAAGAGAATATGCTGATTCTCAATGTGCCTACTGCTGAAGGTAATTTGCAAGAGCAATATGCAATGAACACCATAAGTAGGTCATGGGCTAAATTCACCGGATGGAATGCGAACTGTTGGGACTTATTTAACGACGAACCATACTTCGGCGGGGATGGTTTTGTAGGCCGCGCATGGAACGGGTTCGTTGATGACGTTTCAAATATCACCGGAACGTGCATACAGGCATTTTCAACCTATGGCAACCCAGGCAATCTAAAACGCTGGACGATGACTAGGCCAATATTGAGAGCGAGCGGAAGTCCAGTAATCAGCGGTGCAATGAATGTCGACTTTGATATGACGTTCAATACTTCGCCGCTTTCATTCTCTCCTGTTGTTTATGGGGCATGGGATTCGTCTATATGGGACAGTGGTGTATTCGGCGCTGACTTCAACATCTACCAAGCATGGCAGGGTGTATCTGGTGTTGGGTATTACGGCGCACCTCAAATGAAAATCGCATCTAGTGGAATTGATGTTCGATGGGTATCTACGGACGTGGTTTATGAGTCAGGGTCTATTTTGTGATTGACAAATGGCGCTATCTGTTGGAGCCGCTAATAAATGAGTCTATGGCCCCTATTCCTTGGGAACAAGTAAAGCAGCAAGACTATATTTTGTTTGAGTGCGGAGAATCTGTGTTAGTGGCAAATAGCAGTTTTATGTTTGGTAAAAAATCCATACAGATATGGCTAGCTGCTGGCATAATGGAGGAAATAGACGTTCTGGCTCAACAGGCAGAAGACTATGGCCGAAATAACGGATTTGAGCTTATTGCCTACTGCGGTAGAAAAGGCTGGATTAAATCACACGGCTATAAAGAGGTTGCAACTGTTGGAGTAAAGAATCTATGAACTCGATAAAAGACATATTTGGCATTCAAAGCGCACCCGCTGCACCAGACTACACTGGAGCTGCTCAAGCCACAGCGTCGGGGAATCTAGCGGCGGCACAACAGGCAACCCGCGCTAATCGAGTTAATCAATATACGCCTTACGGTTCACTGACATACCAAGAAAACCCGAATGGGACTTGGGACCAGAACATGAACCTGTCATCCACAGGGCAGCAACTTCTAAACGCAGACAACCAATCTGCACTAGGTTTAGCAGGACTGCAAAGCAACGCAATGCAAGGCGTAGCAGGTCAGCAGGGCCGTGGCTGGGATGACGCATCGCTGACACCCAGCGCAATCAACCCCGGACAAACGGCTCAAGATGCGATTATGTCGCGCCTAAATCCTCAGTTTGACCGTCGCCAGTCTGCACTTGAAACACAACTTGCAAACCAAGGCATCGCTCGCGGTACAGAGGCGTGGACTAACGGCATGACAGACCTAAACAACGCTCGCAACGATGCAACGTCTCAAGCTGCATTACAAGGTATCGGACTAGGCCAACAAGCCCGTCAGCAAGGCATTCAAGAGCAGCAATATTTCAACTCCCGCGACTTAAATAACCTCAACGCGCTGCGCACCGGTTCACAGGTGACAAACCCAACATTCAGCAACTACAACCAACAGGCTACGACTGGAGGGGCTGACATGATGGGAGCTACTCAGGCAGGATATAACGCGCAACTAGGGCAGACCAACGCTAACAACGCATTCGGAAGCTCTGCCATGCAAGGCTTGTTTGGTCTTGGCGGCGCTTACATGGGGATGAAATAACATGGCAGCCCCGATCATGGCCCCCGGTGCTTACGATGCAGAGTCGGAAGCTATCCGCCGTCGCCTAGCATTTGCAGAGGCGCTTAAATCCCCAACTGCGCAAGGTGGGCAGATGGTGAGTGGACATTACGTCCCCATGAATCCATTAGCGGGACTGGCTGACTTGCTTCGCGCAAAGTGGGGTAAGGAAGAAAGTGAAGGCGCGACCAAAGACCAACAGGCACTAGCTGACCGAATCCGCAACAAACAGAGCGAAGAATGGGCGGGCGTATCGGGTATGTTGACCGGGAAACCCGCGCAGACTATGCAACCCCTTACGCCGAACGATGACGAAGGCAATGTAAACCCTGCTATCAACGTAGGCGCACAGGCCCCAGATATTGCAGCGGCATATGCACGCGCCTTGCAAGCAGAAGATCCAACATTGCGGCAGTTTGGTATGCAGGGTATGGCGCAAATGCCACAACTAGAAGCGCAGAAACAAGAGCGCATCGACGCACGCACATTCCGTCAACAAGAGTCAGAGGCATCCCGCACAGCACGCGCAGAGGAATTGCAGCAGCGGCTACAAGATGCACGCGCAAGCCAGACAGAGCGATTAGCGGCTCAAAAGGAATTGCGCGAGATGCAAATTCAGGCGCAGCGTGATAACGCTCGATTGGTTTCGTCTTTGCGTCAACCCGCACAAGCTCAGATCATCCAAACTGAAAATGGGCCAATGCAACTTATCGGCGGTAAAGCCGTGCCGATTACCGGGCCTGATGGTAGGCCAGTGCAAGGCACAAAAACAGGCGCTGCGGCTGACGTTACAAAGCAGAAAGATGCACAAGATGCTCTTACCCTGTTGGAACAAGCTGCGCCATTGGTTCGCGGTGCAACGGGTAGCACTATCGGCGCGGGATTGGATTGGATGGCTGGCGCTGTAGGTGCGGCTCCAAAGGGCGCACAAAACATCGCACAGCTAAAAGCAATATCCGGCATGTTGGTGGCGAAAATGCCGAAAATGTCCGGCCCTCAGTCTGACAAAGACGTGCAACTCTATCGAGAGATGGCTGGAAATATTGGCGACCCGAGCGTACCGACAAAGCTGAAAGAGGAAGCAATGAAGACTATTGCAGAGATTCAGTCAAGATATGCAGGGATGCAACCCCCTGAACTCTCATTCGCTGGAAAAGCCTCCCCGCAAGGTGGGTGGTCTATTGCACCTGTAGGCCAATAAATGCCAAAGTACCGCATCACATCCCCTGACGGTAAGACTTTCGAGATTACCGCTCCCGAGGGCGCTACGCAAGAGCAGGTGCTGTCCTACGCTCAAAGCCAGTGGAAGGATCAACAAGCAGAAAAAGCCCCAGACCCTACCGAGGGCATGAGTGGTTTTGACAAGTTCGCAGCGGGTGCGGGTAAGGCTGTGTACGACATTGGGCGCGGTGCAGGTCAAATGCTTGGTTTGGTTTCAGATCAAGACGTTGCAGAATCTCGAAAGCGTGACGAAGCCCTAATGAATACGGGCGCGGGCATGGCTGGCAACATTGCCGGGAATGTAATCACTGCACTACCTACGGCGGCAATTCCAGGCGTTAATACGGTTCTGGGTGGCGCTGCTATCGGTGCTGGTATGGCAGCATTGCAACCCACGCTGAAAGACGAAAGCAGACTGCAAAACATGGCCCTAGGTGGCGTGGCTGGTGGTGTGTTGCCTGCGATTGTCGGTGGTGTGAAAACCGCCAAGGCAGCACTCTACGACCCGTTAGCAGGGCAAGAGCGCATTATTGGCGGTGCATTGAAGCGCAGTGCAGGCGATAAAGCGGCAGAGATTGCAAAGGCGCTTAGAAGCCAAGGCGCGGCAACTCCCGGCGTGAGATTGTCAGCGGGGCAAGTTGGTACAAGCGAGGGACTATCAGCCCTTGAAGACGCGATTACATCCGCTTTGCCTTCGGGTGAATTGGCTCGTATGGGGCAGACAAACCGCACAGCACTTGCTGATGCTTTGCGGGGTATCGCTGGCAGCCCTGAAGCGTTGGGCGCTGCAAAAACCGCACGTGGTGATACCGCTGAAAAACTCTACGACCTTGCTCGGACTCAAGGCGTTGATGTGGCATCTTTGGCCCCAGAGGCACAAGCCAATATTGCAGCATTCCAACAGCGCATACCCGATGACATTTTGAACCGGGCAAAAGAGCTGGCAAAAATCAGCGGCGTGAATATGGATAACGAATCCGCTATCCAAGGCATGCATTGGGTGAAAAAATCCATTGATAGCAAGATTGGCCAGGCGGTAACTTCCGGCGACAAAGAGATTGCGCGCGCCTATCAAGGATTGCAGGATGATTTGATTGCAGGCATGGGTGAAATAAGCCCCGCATACGACACGGCCCGAAAGACATTCCAACAAATGAGCGGCCCAGTCAATCAAATGGAAGTCGGGAAAGCCCTGGCTAATAAGCTGATACCCGCAACCGCTGGCGATGTTCCCGCAAGTTTGAACTATTCCAGCTTGGCAACTGCCATGCGAAACCCTGACCAAATAGCCCAACGTGCTACGGGTTTCTCTGGTGCAAAGATGGGTTCTATTTTGTCACCTGACCAAATGGGAACCGTGCAAGGCGTTACGTCAGACGCAAGCCGTATTGCAGAAGCTTTGAAGCGTGGTAGCGGGAATAATTCCGCTACGCATCGCAGATTTACTCAGGGAGATATGCTGGCACAGCACTTCGCACAAGAGGCCCCATTCACATCCAAGATATTGGAATTGGCCAGTAACTTACCCGGCGTTGGGTTTGTTGGAAAAGGCGTATCTCTTGCGGGTTCAGTCGTAGGCGATAAGGTCAAAGCGCAAATGCTAGGCCAGCTTGACGATATGCTGGCAAACAACCCGCAACAGGTCGCAAAGTTAATCGAGAAAGAACTCGCTCGAGTAGAACCATCGCAAAGACAGAAGATTATTCGCGCACTGCCTCAGTCCGTGGTTTTATCTCTGCCTGCGGCTTACGTTTCGCAAAAGTAGATTCTTAATGTATCCATTAGGAAAATACCGAATGACTGCAAAACGAATGCAAACTAAAAACGCAAGTATCAAAGCTATTGCCAATGGCTTGATTAGAATTGCAATCATCAATGATGTATTTTCTGTCATAGATAAGGATTAAAAAATGTCACGTAACGGTTCAGGCACATATTCACTTCCGGCTGGTAATCCAGTCGTCAGTGGTTCAACTATAAGTTCAAATTGGGCAAATAATACTCTTTCGGATATTGCCACAGCTTTGACTGGTTCGCTTGCAAAAGATGGGCAAACAGTGCCAACTGCCAATATTCCTATGGGTGGGTTTAAGTTGACTGGATTGGCGGCGGCGACATCGAATGGCGACGCTCTAAGGTTTGAACAATTACCAACGCCTCCGACACTAGCTAGTTTAGGAGCTGCGGCATCCGGTGCAAACAGCGATATTACGTCACTTTCTGGCTTAACTACGCCTTTATCTCAGGCTCAAGGTGGCACAGGCTCAACGGCCGGTGTATCTAGCAAAATACAATCAATAACGGCATCAGTTGCGGCTAATGCGCTAACGATTAGCTCTTCTGCCTTGGCGCTAGATTTTAGAAGCACGACATTAGGAACCGGAACCGCCACGACGGTATCAGGAACACCGTCCAATCTTGTGGTCCCTGCCTCTGCAACGCTTGGCACAGTATCAGCGCAGCAATCGCGCCTTGTCGTTCTCGCACTTAACAATGCAGGGACGATTGAACTGGCAGTGGTGAACATCGCAGGTGGTAATGACCTGACAGAAACGGGATTGATTAGCACGACAGCAATCAGTGCATCGGCAACCTCTGCCAGCGTGGTATACAGCACAACAGCACGAACCTCAGTGGCTTATAGGGTGCTTGGTTACGTTGAATCCACGCAAGCAACGGCAGGAACATGGGACACTGCACCTAGTACGGTTCAAGGACAGGGTGGCAATGCGCTTGTAGGTTTGCCAATTATGCGTTCTTATACTGCTCAGGCCACTACATCAGGTACGTCTATTGACTTCACTGGCATCCCTTCATGGGCGAAGCGGATTACTTTGATGCTAGGTGTTGTTTCCACAAGCGGCACCAGTGATTTGCTTGTTCAGGGGGGTGCTGGTTCTATTGATACCGCAACCTATAACGATGTTGTCAGCGGGATTGTCGGCACTGCTGTTGGTTCAACAACTGTAACCACAATAGGATTCCGTCTTACTCCTTCTGTAACTGCTGCCACTACTAATTCAGGCCAATTGGTAATGACGCTAATTGGTTCAAACCGCTGGGCGGTTACACATACATTGACTAGAAACGATGGCATAGTTGCAATAGGTGGTGGGGATAAGTTGTTCTCAGGAACCCTAGACCGCATTCGTCTCACCACAGTCAACGGCACAGACACCTTCGACGGTGGAAGCATGAATATTCTCTGCGAAGGTTAAGCATGATAGACGATCACCCAACCTACGGCGGCACAGAGCGACGAAGCGGCACACACGAGCATTTAGTCAATTCAATAATCACGGCTCTCAAGGTTCACTATCAGCCTACGTGCCTGACAGAGCAGGAACAGCAATGGGTTAGGTTAGCCATTCAAGAGCAGTCTAATCGTGCGGCTATGCGTAAAGCCATCATTGAAAAATCATTAAGTGGTTTGGTATGGTCTGGACTTGTTGGTCTTGGTTACATAGTTCTTGACTACATGAAAGCGCATGGTTTTAAATGAACCTTTCACCGCATTTCACCGTCGCAGAGTTCACCCAGTCTCAAACGGCTGGGCGGCTTGGAATCAACAACGATTTACCGATAGAGCTTTATGAAACTGCGAAAAGAACCGCAGCCGGACTTGAGCAGGTTAGATTGCGCCTTCGTTCTAATCCAATCCATATTAGTAGCGGTTATCGGTGTCTTGCTCTTAACGCTGCTGTAGGCTCAAAACATACAAGTCAGCATGTCAAGGCCGAAGCGGTTGACTTCACTTGCCCTACGTTCGGAAGTGTTGACCAGATTGTCAAGGCAATCATTGATAGCGACATTGTTTACGACCAATTGATAAGCGAGTTCGCATCCAATGGTGGCGGCTGGGTGCATATCTCATTCAGCGACGCGAACAAGAAACAAGCACTCATTATTGATGCACATGGAACAAGGGCTTATGTATGAACGAACTACTGGCAAAACTTGCACCACTCCTAGGTAGCGCCATTGCAGGCCCATTCGGGGCCATTGCAGCCTCATTCATCGCCGATAAGCTAGGTGTGCCTGAAAAGACAGTTCAAGCCGTTAGCGACGCGCTCAGTGCCGATAAGCTAACACCAGACCAAGTAGCGCAAATAAAGCTGGCTGAGATTGAGTTCAAAAAGTGGATGGACGATAACGAGATTAAGCGCGAACAATTGGCCTTAGATGATAGGAAGAGCGCGCGTGAAATGCATGTGTCTACGGGGTCAACAGTTCCCGCTGTACTAACTTACTTGATCACGGTGGGGTTCTTTGGGATATTAGCCTTCATGATGTCTGAATCGTACAAGAGTAGCGAACCTCTATTGGTCATGTTGGGCAGCTTGGGCACCGCGTGGATGGCCTGCGTTTCTTATTGGTTTGGGTCGAGTAGTTCGTCAAGAAACAAGGACGATACCATTGCAAGATCGCTGAAGTGATACGAAAAACCCCCAAGCAATTGCACCTAAGTGCTTTTGATGGGGGCTTGAATTATCAGTTTTGCCGAAAAACCCCTGCCTTTAGGCGTGGAGGAGGATGTCAAACGCCCAGTTGCTAGCCTCTTGAATCTCGCGCATTGCCACACGAAGTGCTGCATTTTCTCGCGCCATTGTCAGGTCACGTTCGCTGTCCTGCTTACGCATGGCGCGGATTGTTTCAAGCTCTTGATCTGCTGTAAGTGCGCGGCGCTCCCATTGTTTTGCGGTTGTAGTGCTCACTGATCACCATCCAACTTCATAGCTGATAGAGCATATTGCAAGCTTGGTACGATTGCATCAAAGGTGGTTCGATCAAGGCAGCTTTTGAGTTCAATCGTTGCACCACCTTCATCAAACATAGTTACTTTGGCAATAAGCATTTTTGCATCTTCGTCGTGTATTTCAAACTCAACTGGGGTTACTGTGTATTTCACTTGTCACCTCCAATGGTTTGAAATTGGTTCATTTGATAACTTTCAAAGTGACAGCATTAGCAGAGTAGTTTCCCTGACGGATACAAGCTGCCATCGGGTCTTTTGGGTCTTTCAATGTGAACGGCTTTGACTTGTCAATTGAGCAAAGGTTGTGGCTGTCGTTGATTGCACCAACAAAGAACCGTGCGCTGTTGTTTTCAACTTCGTCGCCGACCGAGATTGCAATATCGGTTCCGTAGATACGAATAAAGTCTTTCATGTCGTCTCGTCCTTTAGTTTGCGGATAGCTTGTGCTGCCCGAGTTCCGTAAATATTGATACCCGTTGGGATGTGGGTATCGCAGATGGTTTTCTGTGCAAGCGCAGCCGCTTCCTCCAACACATCGCGCCGGAACTGGAGCATTTGCTCTTCGGTGTAGCCTACAACCGAGCCAACGCCATTTCCCCAGCTTGCTATCGCTTTTGGTTCAGGTAGCTTGGTCATGCTGTGCCTTTCATAGCTGCGCTAGATGTGGTGCTTGGTTCTTCCATTCTTTTGATATACCGTAGTGCTGTTTCATGGCGGCTCTCGTTGGGGAACTTTCGCGCAACTGCAAAGATCAATTCACGATAACGCCAAGCATCCCGTTGCACATAGTCATCAATGACTGGGGTAGAGTACAAAGGCAGGGTGTATTCACCTTCATGGCTTTCGTGTTCATCAGGGCAAATAACATCAAGTACCAAACCATCATCTCTCCGCATAGCGAATGCACACGGTGTCTGATTCTGGCTTGCTTCAATAATCGCCTGCGCTTCGGCTAGTTGCTGGCGCAGGGTGTTGTTTTCTTCCTTCAATGAAGCCACTGCAAAATCGGCTGCTGCTATTTGCTCTTGTCTGCGTGTAATTGAGTTTTGCAGTTCTGCCTGTATCCGTTCATTCTCTGCTTGCAGCGCTTCGATAGCGTCTGCGGCTTCAGTGGCTAGTGGCCCCCAGCCGATATAAACAACGCGCTCTCGCTCAATACCTGCACCGACGCGCAGCCGTGCTATCAATTCTTTGTACATGTTTGTTTCCTCATTTGTTCCACTAGCCTATTACGTTCAAGCATGGCATTGTGCATCTGCATCGGACTGCTATTTGTAGCCACTTCCTCAAACAAGTCCAAGCCGTCCGCTATCTCTGCCAATGCAGGGCCATCAAAGCCCCATACGCCCGTTTTTTCCCATCGTGTGCGTGTACGTAGCAAAGCAGCGTCCGCAGTGTCTAGCGCGTCAACGGCTAGGTTTTCGTTGCCTGCTATCTGTGCAAACCGTATCTTTGCTTCACCCAGTGCAACAATCAGCACATCGTAGCTATGGGAATTCCCATAGCCGCTTTTGATGCGCTCAAACGCCATGCGGGTTTCGATAATCATTGCGCGGATGGCTTCAAAGCTAGGCACTTTTGCAATTGCACCGGGTATCAATTCGTCAGAATATGCGCGGCACTTGGTTAAGGTGTTCAACCAAGCTGCGGCATTGTAGGTTTGGTCGGTACGTCGCATCTTGCGTGCGTATGTGCTAGTTTTTTTCAATCTGGTCCCCAATAACTGCCATTGCAATGGCCTTCTGTGGTGTATCTGCTATGGTGTCAGGCCAAACAACCCACTGACCGTCAAGCAGTCCTTTTTTATCCCGATGTACGTAAGGGAATTTGTTGTATTTAGCAGCAATCGGACCAATCACACTCCAGTCTAGGTAGTTGAATGTTCTGAAGTGATTGCGACCATCAGGACAGATTAAAATGTATCGATAGCTTGGGTGTGTACCGGCAAAATGAATACTAATTGTTGATTCATCCCACCCTATCGCTAGAGCGAGTGCTTTACTGATTTCTACGTCTGTCAAGATGTCATCCTCCGAAGGTGGTTAGCAATCGACTGGCCCAATGGGTCTTTTGCATGTTCTTCCAAGTAATCAGCGGCACGTTTTGCCATTGTGATCAGATCATCATCGCCCACCCATGTGTAGAGGTTGCTGCGCGAACCTGGCCGCCTGTCATAACCAACAAACTGCACATTTCCTGCGGCTATTTCTTTGCTTATTAAGTTTTGGGCAACACTGACACGGCATCCGACTTCACTTGCTAACTCCGATGGTGTCCAATCATCGTCTCGCAATATCTGGCGCATCTTGTCTGATACAGTGACTTTCATTTAATCGCGAGCCTAACGCCTTGCACCATACGTGCGCCGGAAATCTCTTTTCCTGCTTTCATAGCGGTCGCCAGTGCTTTCTTGTCCACACGTTCAGGCGGTGGATCTGGTGTCACCATGTATTCGGCTGGGATGCTTAATTGGTCATAAACATCTACGCTTGCTGGGTTCTTTTGTATCTTCATGGTGAACAGTGGGCATTCAATGCGCTCGATTTGCATTCGTTGCATGTTGCTGAGAATGTATTCCCGCAAACCTGTAGCAATCTTTGTTCTATGCGCTTTGAGAGCTTGTAAACGGGCAATCTCTGCGTCAATCGCTGCATGGTTCGCCTCTGCACTTCGGGCAACGTATTCGATGTTTGCCGCTTTGGTGGCGATATCATCAGGCAAATTTGATGCTTCTAGCGTGTCAGCGATTGTGGTGCTGTCTAAATCAAGCTCTGCGAGTGTGTGGGCTAGTTCTAGGTACTGATTTGAAAGTAAAAATAAAGAGCTCATGTGGTTTCCTTTAGCAGTGCGCGGATGGCTTTGCCTGCACGTTGCCCATAAATTTTTACCCCAGTTGGTATGTGTGTATCACATACGGTTGCGTCTGCAACTTTCGCCGCCGCATCCAGCGTATCGCGCCGGAACTGGAGCATTTGCTCTTCGGTATAGCGTTTGATATGACACATCGGATACGGCATATAGCCGTCTGGTTCAGGTAGCTTGGTCATCACACTTGACTCCATGGTCCGACCATTTCACCAAGTTCACGTACTGAAATAATGACTTCATCGCCATCTTGCACAACATCAAGCGAAATTCTTGTGTGAAACTTTCTTGATGTTGTTGTGTTTTTGTAAGTGATTTCGTAGAGCATATCGTTTCCTTTGTTTGTGTGCTTATAGTGTAATCTAATTTACTATAGTTTTGTAAAAGATTTAGAAATAAATTAGCAGCTATTGCCAACTTATTTTGGCTGCTCCTACATTGGTAAAAGTGGATTATTTGCAAACTTGTTTGCAAACTTGTTTGCCAAGTTAGATTGACACTGGTAGTGCGCTCCACCGGGATACCCCAGAGGCTACCAGTGCAAAAAATCAGTCAGTGGCTAGAAGGGAAAATCCTCTGCGTCACCCAAGAACTGATCATCAGGCATTGCAGCATGTGTGCGCTGTGCCATTGGTGCAGCCTTCAAAGGGTTGTGTTTTAGAGCTGCTACCATTTTGGGCAATGCTTCCGGAACAGTCTTACGGTCGAGAATCTCGCTCGCTGTCAGCTCTGTACTAGCTTGGAACACACCACGCAGCACCATGCGGCTACCAACACCGCCATCTTGCTTCAGATAGTCCTCAGTGCCCAACAAGAAGCCAATGGGTTTGCATAGCTCTGGGAAGATGCTTGCTTGTTTCTGCACGTCCTTCTTTTGGTCGTAGTCGTAAACCGTCACAGTGCCTTGTTTTGGCGACAAGCTGCGAAGCTGCAAGCAGGTCATTAAGGCTTGCAGCAAATAGAAGCCGCTTAGCTCTGTGCCGTTTGCTTTTGCAACGTAGATAGAAACCTTGGTTTTTTGGCCTGCATCGCTGGTGAAATAAAGGTTGAGACCTTTAGTGCCAGTCTTTGCTGTGATGTCCTCCGCTTGGGTGATGGCGCCTAGGTATTTGCCAAGCTCTTTGATTTGGTTGCCTTGCGTGTCAGCTTTTCGCGCTGCGTTTGGGTCGAGGTTATACATGGTTGCTTTTTCCTTTTTGGTTAAGCAGTGGTTTGGGGAATTGAATAGAAGTCTTGAATATCTTGATCAACTTGCGCTAAGTCGTTATCAATGTGCAGGTCTTTGAATAGACCCATTGGACTTTTCGAGCAATCTTGCCCATTGGTCTGGGTGAGAAACTTGTAATTGCCGTTGGTGACTTCGGTGCGCAGGACGATAGTAAAGTAACCCTCTGGCACAATAGTGTTGTCAACCATACGGCCAATTGTTTGCATTCGAATGTTTCCAAATTCGTCTGTCCTGGTGTGTGCCATGATATACACGCGCCGATGATCAGCAAGGTCGCCAGCAGCATTGAAGATGTTCCATGCCCCCTTGGCAACATCGTTGTATTTTGCATATCCAGTTTCTGCGCTTCTGTTTAATATCTCCGTCAGCATTACCGCCTGGTAATCATCAATCACCACAATGTCGTGGGGTGACTTGCGCATGATTTTCTCAATCAGTACCGGGTCGCTGGTTTGGATTACGTTGCCATCGTCCTGCTTGCTTACCCGCTTTTTCCATCCGGCTGATTTGAATGGCAGGGGTTTCTTGATGCACTGGATTAGCAGTGTTTTGGTTGGGTCTAGGTTTCTCAGGCTTGTGGATTTACCACTTCCCGAAGAGCCTAGTATTAGTGCTGCAATGCTCATAAGTTTCCTTGTTTGTTGAGTTTCAATTGTAATCGCTTTTACTGTGTTTTTTGCAATTCTTTTACATTTATTTCACTCATATCGTTTGGGTCTGGCGGGTATGGCACATCAAGCAGCTTGCACAGCTCTTGCATCAGGCGGTAGGCTGTGTCTGATTCCATTGAAATCAAAAAGAGGGCGGATTGATTCACATCATCCTCCGCATCGTTTCCCATGCTCGCACAATGGAACGGTATGGTGTGTGTCCGTGGTTACGGTACATAAAAAATAATCGAATGAAAGTCACTTGTCACCTCCAATATGGTGGGCGCGCTCGATTGCTCGGGCAAAAGCATTTTCAAAATCACGCCCATGGTGCCCCATGTTGTATTCGCT